GGAGAGTATATCTTTGTGGACAATGTCAAGAGAGAGAAAGTAGTTGATACTATCGAGCAGATACAAAAGCTACTAGAGAAGCAGACTGACCTATCAGATAAGCAAGTACAAGCAATAGGTAAGGGACTAGAGAAAGCTATGCAAATCGCATAGTTTTCGGACAAGTCCGATATGTTACACTGATGAGACCAAAGAGGTCGAAACACTAAGGTAATTAGTACCAGCTAATAAACGACAGGAACCTTAGTGTCTGTAACTAAACTAAATTATTATTATGACTAAATTAGAGAGCCTAAATCTTTTCGAAGAATTTTTAAAAGCAGATTTACAATTGACTATTGAAGACTTTTTCAATGTATCAGTTGATACCAGAGCCGTATGTTTGCAATGGAACGGAAGAAAACAACCTTACACATTCAGCGAACTTGTGCAAAAGTTTGACAATGCCTCTAAGTTTGCTTATGTAAACGACTACAAATGTGAGTGGAATAAAGACCACCATTGGTTTGAGATTGAGTTTACAATGGACGCTCCAAATGAAAGCAAGTACGGAGTAAGAATAATAATCCACTAATAAAAAGATATGAGTACATTCAGAACTATCAAAGTAAGGAAAGAGGTAGCTAAAGCAAGAGCTAACGCATACCGAGTAATTAATGGTAAAAAATATTAGACCTATGAGAGCAGAAGTTTTATCGGACAAGTCCGAAAATGATTACAGATTAACCGGAAGTATTGTAGAACGATACATTACTGAGGAACTAGGACAGAAACCTAGACACAACACCGACCTACTAGCACAAGCTATCAACGAGGTCGCTGATGATATGGATTGCAACGAGTACAACCTTATGGAATTGCTACTAGCAAATGTACCTATGGATAGCTTACATACACATAGCTACGGCTTTCACACGGCTAACGGCAGACACTTGATTGAAAGTATGCAACACAAATACTATCAGTTATTATGAGAACACATACGGGAACATATTCGGAAGAAATAAATGATAACATACTAGAGATAGAGTATGACTTTTATTACGCACCAGCTACGTGGGAGCAACCAGCTGAAACTATTGTAACAATCAGCAAGGTGTTGGCTAACGGAGATGATATAACAGATTTCTACTTTGGATTCTTTGATACAGATATGATGGAAGACAGAATAACGGATTATGCGATGGGATTATGAAAACTAAAACAGGAACATTAGCACCAACTAATATGAGAAGTGGTGGTGGATACATTTCATCACTATCACGGCTCAAGGCATCAGCTATCAAGACACCACTAAAGTATTACCACGTTTGGAATACATTGGTAAACGAGTGCGATAGCATTGAGCAACTAAACAATTTAATTAAATCGGACAAGTCCGAAAACTCTAACCTTAACAAATAATTATTATGACTAAACGAGAAAAGTTAACATTAATGCAATTACGCTGTGAAGAACTTTACAACAAAATTTCAGACGCATTTCACAATCAATCTGGAGGCGACTACAACGATACTATGTATTACCATTGGATTGGTGCATCAGAAGAAATGGAAGAAGCACACGCTGACAATGATATTGAAGCTTGGCAATACGCATACAAAACTCTATCAGAGTGTTGGAAGTATGTAGAATATTGCAAGAAGATTGATGACCTACAACAGAATATGCCGGACGAAATATATTGTTAATATGGAAGAAGTAATAACACACAACAAACTCATAGCAGAATTTATGGGACTCCCAACAGAAGTCTTTAAAAGTGGTAAGGTAAACTACTACTTTAGAGAGTTTAATAGTGGGAGTTGGTATGAAGAACACGAACTATCTTACAATGTATCTTGGGATTGGCTTATGCCGGTGATAAACAAGATTAGAAGTATGGATAGTACATACGAAATAGAAGAAGTAGGTAAGTATGATTGGGATAATCTGGAAGATATATTTCCAAAAGAATATTATGAAGAAATATCACACTATGAATTTGACCTTGAACTTACATACGAATCAGTAGTAGAATTTATTAACCAATTAAATAATAACAATGAAAGACACTAATGAAATCCAAAAACAACTAGAATTAAAAGCTAATAAATACATAGAAGAAAAAGCAAAAGAAATGTTTGAAATACACAGAGAAATAGCTCTGTTTTTAGGTGGTTCTCTCCCTAACTACATGGAATATATCACTGAATATGGTGAGTACAATCAAGAGATACAAGCTGAAAGACACAAGTATTTTAAATCTATTTCACCTTCAGCATTAGAACACAAGTACAAATTAGAGTTACATAAAACGTACAAAGAAAGAATTGTTAGGAAATACACAAGAGAATTATTAGAAAAAGTAGCAATATTTTAATTATGAAGATTAGATTTGAATGGTCTATGAGGGAAGCATACCTTCTAGACAAACTAGAACAGAAAACTATCGGACATGTCCGAAAATTATTAACTAAAACTAAAACTAAATTACAGAACATTATGGATAAACTAAAGGCAACAACAATAACAGAAGAACAATACGATGATTTATGGACAACCTTGGAACACAAGCTAGACGATATGTATTGTAATGAGCCGGAAGCTTGGGACATAGATGAGTATGAATTTGAAGTTAATGGACGTGAACTCGAACTTGTTGATGTGAGAATGGGTTACGACCACCACACGTCAGCAAAAAAGATACTTGAGATGTTAATAGAAGAAGATTTAATTAAACTAAAGAAAACTAAATAACTATGGATACTAGAAAAGCACAATGGAAATACTACAAAGATGATGTAGTATCAACCTTAAGAACTATCGCCAACTTTGTTGACAATGGTAAGTACGACTACGACCAAGTAGACCTTGACCGGTTACTTGACCAAGTAAAGTACAACCACGCTCACTACATAGAGTTGAGAGATGGTAAGAATATTAAAACAGAAAACGACAACCTATCAAAAGCAATACAATTCAAATGAAAAAGAAAGACTTGTTACAAGATTGGGAAGACGCCCAAAGAGAATACTATGAACAATTTAATCGTTCACAAGTAGAGGGATTGTATAGTGAGTGGTTTGGTAATCATATAGAACACTATCCCTATATGGAAAAGTATCAGATGATTGACGAACTAATTGAAGATGAACTAATACACAGACAACAAGATAGTATTGAGGACTTGACTGATACGATAGAACACATTAACAGATGGACACAATATGGAGTTTAACAACTAAAACTAAATTAAATTATGGGATATAGAAGTGAAGTAATATTTGGTGTCAAAAAAGAACACCGACAAGCAGTAGATAAAGTTCTAAAAGAACACGACTTAACAGATAGTTTTAAATGGTATGAGAGGACATACGATTGGTATGAGTTTGATAAAGACAACAATGTTAAAGTAACTCATACAGAATATTGGATTGTATGGGTTGGAGATTACTTAAAATGGTATGATGGTTACCCTGATGTTGACGCAGTAAACAGACTTATATCAGACTATTGTGAATTAGATACGTTTATGGTCTGTATGGGAGAAGATGGAGCAATACATTCAGAACAGGGCGATTGGTATGATTATGTGGAACATATCAGTAAACTAGAAATTTCAATGACAAACCCTTATTTAAGTGTAGAAAATGAAAAGAGATAATAGAAAGCATTACATAGAAATAGCTGAACACGTAGTTATGTATGTGGGATTTATAGCTATCATATCATTAATAATAGTAAACTTATTTTCAATATGACAGAAGATACAGAGGAAGAGTATTCGGACAAGTCCGAAACTAAAGAAGAGATGTTACATAGAATGAGGGAACACTATGCAAATAGAAGTAGACCATCAAAGATTACTTGGGATAACTACTTCCTTGTAACCGGATTCTTCTACGATAACATACAAGAGAACAGATATTTAAAAACCAAAAAACAAAAGAGATGATTACACGCATTCAATACAAGGGTAATACGTTATCCCGAACCAAAGTGAAGAACAACATACTCAAGATTTACAATTTATCGGACAAGTCCGACAGACACGATTGGTATGCAGAGGCACATGCGTTCTGTAAATCACTATCATCTGACTACGACATACCTGTATCAGTTGCTTGTGGTATTGTTTCAGCTCTCAGTCCACTCAAATCTTGGGAGCAAAACAAAAAGTGTGCTATACACTTCATTGAAACCGGTGATGGTAAGCATATGAAAACATTCGTCAAGAAAGCTGAAGACATCATTAATTGTGATGGGTGTGAAGATTGCATCAAGTCAATACTCAAAGGTCGTAAGATTGTATCATTCTTTGAGAATATGCTACATCCTGAGAAAGCTGATATGGTGACTATTGACAGGCATGCCCTATCAGTTGCTCTTGGTAGATGGATACAAGAAGAAGACTATGCTGGTATGACAAACAACCAATACAACTTCTTCAGAGATACATACAAGTATACTGCTAACATACTGGGTATCAGTCCGGTACTATTACAGAGTAGCACTTGGGAAAGATTTAGAAAGATTAAACAAAACTACAGATAACTATGGTAACAAGAGGAAACATATTCAACATGATGGAAAAATACGCTCCAGTATTTTGGAATAGTATGAACTACAGAACAGAGATGATGCTCACATTGGTTGTGCATGATGATTTCGCTAGAGATTTAGAGGGATATATTACGTACTGCGAAGACAACGGAATAAGTGAACATGAAATAATATCAACCATACAACACGATATTGGTGGTATGATGAAATCAAACAATAAACATTTCCTACCTAGATGTAGTGGATACGCAATACAATAACTATGAACATATTTTATTTACACGAAGACCCAGAGGTATGTGCATCATACTTCTATGACAAACACAAAGTCAAGATGATACTTGAGTCAGCTCAAATGCTATGTACAGCACACCATCATTACGATAATGGAGAGCATGTACCATACAAGAAAGCACACTACAATCATCCATCAACCATATGGACAAGGCAGAGTACACAACATTACTCTTGGCTTTGGTTACATATGATGGCTTTGGGTGATGAGTACACTAGACGTTATGGCAAGCAACATCTCAGCATTATCAAGTGTGCAGAGTTATTATCAACTCCTCCAAGAGATATGCCTAGACTTGACTTTATTCCTCCACCACAATGTATGCCTGATGAATACAAGCATGAAGATACAATCACTGCTTATTGGAATTACTACATTGGAGAGAAACATAGTGTAGCAAACAAGAACGAACCAATATATTTAAAACCTTTCACAAGATGAGTAAACACAGAGTACCAAACGACAAATGGATTGAGTTTATTAGCGAGATAGCTACACAACTCACCGAACTAAACTTTCACGAAGATACATTTGAAACTATTCAAGATGGTCTATCAGATGGGACTTGTATTGTCTTTAAAGAAGAGGCACAAGATTTCTATAACGAAAGATATGATGAAGTAGAAACACTACTAGAGAATACATTAGATATAACTAACGATAAACCAGAGTATTATGAAAGTTAAAATTATGCAAAGAAGCGTGTACCACAAGTACGCAGAGGTAGAGATTGATATAGATAAAGATGACTACGAAGATTATACATCAGAATTTTCTGATGGACTTAATGGTTATTTAAACTACAACGAAGATTTGTTTATAGACAAAATAGATGAAGCTATCAGTAAAGCTAACTTTGAGTATGGGAGTGGGGTAGATGATTACAGGGGTATGAATATTCCTGAAGCAGATTCTGAATGGAGATATGAATGCGAACAATTAAAAATAGGAGGACACATATAATGGATAAAGAAACTAAAAACAAATTAGCACTTGAGTTATTCAATGGTGCAAAAAGTGGAGGAATTACACTAACTAGAGATGGAGTTCCAGTGAACAAAGGCTATTCAGTAGCAGTATCAACAGACGATACTACATGTTGTAGTGGTTCAGACCAAGAGATACTTGATTGTATAGTTGGCTTTGTTGATAGGATTTCGGACAAGTCCGATAATAATAACGTTGGTATATGGTATGATGAAAAAGAGAATGTTTATGTTCTTGACTTATGTAGGAATGTAAACACTCAAAGAACAGCCACATTGATTGGATGGTTGTTCAATCAGAAAGCTATATACAATCACAATAAGAAAGAGGATATATTTTTATAAAACAAATAAGTATGACATTAAAAGAGTTACACGAAAAAGAAATGATAAGAGCATTGAAATTATGTAAAACTGTTGAGGATGCCGCTAAATCTCTAGGTATTAGTGCTAGAAAGATTTATCTATTTAAAAAGAAAAACAAACTATAATATGAGTAAAAGCACGGTAGTATTTGAGGGTGGTATTGATTCAGTCAGAACAATGGCTGATGGTTCATTGAAGATAACTTTGGAAACACCAGAGTTACCACCAGAAACAATGTCAAACATATTCAACCTCAACAAGAAAAGAGGATATGTTGTTGTATCTACTAACCCTATACCTGATGAAATGGTTGATACTGTAAAGCAATCAATATCTACAAGCGGTATAGAAAGTAAGACTCCAAGTCAAAAACTTAGAAATGTTTTGTATCTTGTGTGGGAGAATCAACAACCTCAACATATGGATGAAGATGGTAACATGGTAAGTACACCATTTGCGTTGTATTATAACACTCAAATGAAGAGTATAACCGACCACTTCAAAGAGAAAATATAGTTATGCTATGCATTAGCATTGCTGTAGCATTGCTATTAATATTAAAGTAAATAAAAAAAAAGAATATGGAAGACAAAAGAATTAAACCTCCGAGATGGTTTGATGGTGAGATATACAAGGAAGGTACCTCATACATAAACACAAATGGTGACCTTGTAGAGCTTGATGCTCTTGGTTCATCTATGTATGACTTAATAAAAGGATATGACTTTCTAAGGTATACTGACAAATCAAAGCGAGCTCACAGATGGTTCAGAGACAACTACCCGGAACAATACAAAAAACTATTTGAAATATGATGAAACCTAAATTATTATTTATGATGTCTCACAGATTACTTGGGGCAACACTGTGGAAGTTTATATATAATCCAGCCCTCAGACTAGGAGTAAGCTACTCAAGTGATGAGGTGTTTGATATGTATACTATTGATATTCACCTACTTATGATTGATATTAAAATAATAAAATATAATTAATGAGAAAGTATAGAGGTGGTAATTTTATGGAGTTCGTATACTACATGATTACAATGAGTGCATTGTTCATAGTATACAAAATACTTATTAACATTGTTAGTAATTAACAAATATATTTCCTACATTTGTAGGGTCAATTCAATTTAATATTATGGAAAAGAAAAACAACATGGCTATTTGGAGCCAAGTCTCTGTGACGAATCCAAAGTATACCAAAGAAGTGAACTTCGGTCGTAAGTTTACAAGTATCAACGCTCAGTACCAGATTATGTGTGCAACCGAACAATTCGGTTCCTGTGGTGAAGGTTGGGGTGTTTATGAAGAGAATTTTTACATGGTCACTGATGGTCTACTAGGATACCAGGCTACCTTTTGGTGGAGGGGTAAAGACCAACAAATGAAAACATTTGCTATCAATTCATCTATCGCAACACACAACAAGTCTGGCAAGCTAGATGATGATTGCTTTAAGAAGGTATCAACTGATGCTTTGACAAAAGGATTATCTAAACTAGGATTTTCTGCTGACATATTCTTGGGTGATTGGGATGACAACAAGTATGTTGCTCAAGCTCAGCCTAAGAAACAATCACTATCATCATCATCACCTACAAAAAAGCTTGATGCCAAAACATTCAAAGCAATGATTGAGTTTATCAATGATGGTAAAGGCGATATTGTTCTTGAGCGTATGAAGTCTTACACAGCTACTGATACTCAAAAGAAAAAGCTACGTGAGGCTTTAGATAGTTTCAATAAATCATCTAAGTAATCATTATGAGTGTAGAAAAAGACATCGTCAGATTCTCTGATGACAGGGAATACTATGCTGATAATTCTTATGTGACTAACTCCATGTTGAGTAAGTTAAATAAGGGGCCGGAACATCTTCAACACTATCTTGATGGTGGTGTTGAGGAATCTCCAGCTTTAAACTTCGGCAAAGCTTTTCACTTATACATTCTTGAAAAAGATAAGTTTGATTCAGAGGTTGCTGTATTTAGCGGTAAAACAAGAAGGGGTAAAGAGTGGGATGCTTTCAATGAAGCTAATTTAGGAAAAACTATTATCAGCTTCAAGGAGGCTTTAAAGATTAAGGAAATGAGTGATTCTTTATTTAGCAAGAAAGCTATCAAAGAATTACTAACTCATAAAGATAATATAAATGAGTCAGTTGCTGTAGGGAAAATTCATAACACTCTTTGCAAAGGCAAGGCTGATATTGTAAATGAAGGTCGTGGATGGGTAGTTGACTTGAAAACAACTCAGTCAGTAAATCCTAAAGACTTCCGTAGGTCTTGCTACAAGTATGGATACCACAGGCAAGCATATTTCTATAGAGAGTTATTTAAAGCTTCCTCATTTGTATTTATATGTATTGAGAAAGAACCTCCATATTCAGTGGGATTGTTTTATACATCAGATGAATTTATAGAGCAAGGACAAGATGAGGTTATTGGTTTACTAGAGCAGTATAATGATTATTTCCAGGATGACTTTGGTAGAGAGATGTTAAAGAATTATTTTGTAAACGAAGAATTATGATTAATAAACAAGGATTTGATGTTAGGTACAACAAGGTTGCTCCTAATGATATTGTAGATGTTTGTTGTAGTTACTTTGGTGTTGTGAGAGAGTATGTTTTCTCACGTTCTAGAAAGTCTGATAAGGTTATGGTTAGACAGATAATGCATTACCTTATGAGTCAATACACTACGATGACACTGACTGAGATAGCTGACTATTTTAAATTTCACGGTTCTATTGGTAATCACGCTACTGTGATACACTCTATCAGGATTGTTTCTGATAGAATGGAGTATGAAAGAGATTATCGTAAGGATGTAAAAAATATTGAAGGTATACTTGGTATAGACAGAAGAGATTACTTGAACTCCGGATATTTTATGAGGATGAGTAGAGGTCAAAAGACTTTGTTACACTACGAAACTGATGAGGGAGTGAAAGAGATTACATACAGACACCAGGCGATAGAAAGAAGAGATGGCATTGTTTATGCTGTAGGATTCTTTAAGAATGACAATGATTCGTGGGTAAGAGTAGATGATGCAATATACGAGGAAAGATTATCTATGGTTATGTCTAAGAATGGAGAAAAAATATTTATAGAGAAATGAATCTGAAGTTTTTAAGAAAAGCATTAGACACATCTAGAAAAAGATTGGGTATATCTTTGAATGCTCTTGAGATATTGATTTATGCTAATCACTGTGACACGTTTGACGTGGCTGACATTAGATTAGATGTATCAAGTTCTGAGAGGTCATTTAGAGAGTCACTCAAAAGGCTTACTGCATTGAGCCTCATCAACATTGTGAAAGAGAGAAATCAATACAGAACCAGAGTATATTCCATAACTGGTAAAGGAAAATTGGAAGTTAATAAATTTTATAAATCATTAAAAACATTAGAGTATTATGATGGTAACTGGAAAGCTCAAATTCAAATTTGAGACAAAGCAAGTAAGCGACAAGTTCAAAGTTCGTGAGTTTATTATTATCACAGATTATGATGGAGATTATCCTCAGTCAATCTTGATGCAAACCACACAAGATAAGTGTGACATTCTTGACAACTACAAGGTTGGAGACATCATTGATGTTATGTTCAACTTGAGAGGTCGTGAGTGGACTAACCCTGAAGGTCAGGTTAAATATTTCAATAGCATTGATGCTTGGAAAATCACTGCTAATGGAGAAACTACTACTACTAAGAAAGTAGAAGAAGCGGTTACTGAAGCCACTGGAGACTTACCGTTTTAGTTATTTAGTTTATTTGTTTACATGGGAGGGGGTAGTTCCCCTCCCTTTTTAATTTAATTAATATGAGAGATACAAATACATTTTGGTTTAAACATTATGCTACCAATTGGAGCAGTATGTCTGTAGAGTCTATGATGTCTGTATATGGTGCAGAGGGTTATGGTTTTTATTATATCATTCTAGAGTCTTTGTGTGTTGCTGAAGGCAACTCTATTAAGATTGATGGGAAGGGTATTTTGCCAGCACTAGCCAAAAGAATGCAGACAGATGTTGAAACTGCAAAGACATTCATTGATGATTGTTGTAGTGAGTTTGGATTGTTGTTTGTTGAAAATGGTCTCTTGTACTCAGAGTATATAAAAGAATCACTTGATGCAGCAAACAAGAGAAAAGAAACAGCCAAGAGAGGTGCTGATGCAAGGTGGAAAAATAAAACAAAAGTAGATGATGATAATGGATTTGAAGAGTTTTGGGACTTATACGATAAGAAGGTTGGCAAGTCAAAGGCACAATCACTGTGGAATAAACTTAGTAAGAATAAAAAGTCTGCATGCATGGCCTATATACCCCATTATAAGAAGTCGCAACCTGATGTCCAATACAGGAAACACCCTGAAACATTCCTACGCAACGAGTCTTGGAACGATGAAATATATCAGAAGAAGGCAAGGGTGATAGAACAAATTAAAAACGCTTCAGCAGAAGACATAACAAAAGCATTTCAATAAATGATTACAAGAGCAGACTTAAACAATATAGGTGTTACGTACACTGGTAGATGGGCTACAGAGATAAAGACTCCTTGCCCTAAATGTTCTTCGGGTAGAAAGAAACCTAAAGAACCATGCCTTGCTATAAACACAAAGGATGGCATGTATTTATGTCATCATTGTGGGTGGTCAGGCTCCATAGGAAAAGAAAACGACAAAATTGTATATAACAAACCTGTTCACACAGATAACAACACAAAGCTGTCTGACAAGATGCTCAAGTATTTTAACAGTAGAGGTATATCTGATGAGACTGTGAATAGAAATAAAATAACACAGAGTCTTGAGTATATGCCAGGTTCTGATGGTAAAAAGAATGTAATCAACTTCAACTACTACAGAAACGGTGAGCTTGTAAATATAAAATATAGAGATGCTAGTAAGACTTTTAAACAAACAAAAGATGCTGAGAAGATATTCTATGGGCTTGATGATATAAAAGGGGAGAGTGATATAATTATTGTTGAGGGAGAGTTTGATAAGCTAGCTTTTGAGGAGGCTGGATACAAGAACTGTATCAGTGTTCCTGATGGTGCACCAAATGCCACAGCAAAAAACTTAGATAACAAATTCACATACATTGATAATTGTTTTGATTATCTTGATGCCGCTAGCAACGTTTACATTGGTGTGGACAATGATGAAAACGGTATCAGACTTTTACAAGAGATGAGCAGAAGAATTGGAAGAGAGAAATGTTTTATCATTGACTTTCCTGATGGATGTAAAGATGCTAATGACGTACTGCAATCTTATGGCCCTGAGTTGTTGGATGAGTGCTTTCAGAATGCTAGAGCATATCCTGTTGAGGGAGTTTTTGGTTTGGAGGATGTCAGAGATGAAATGCTTGATGTCTTTGATAATGGCAAGAAAAAAGGTTTAACTACAGGCTACCCTGAATTAAATCCACATTACAGTTTTAGACTTTCTGAGTTTGATGTGTTTACAGGAATACCTGGTCACGGTAAAACATCTTTCGCTTTACAATTAATGATGAATGCATCTATATTGTATGGTTGGAAGTGGGGAGTGTTCTCTCCAGAAAACTATCCTATCAACGAACTTTTTGATGGTTTAGTTGAGTTGTATATTGGAAAGACTTCTGATATGGATTCACCAAGTAGAATGACAAAAGAAGAATATGTTCATGGTATGAATTTTCTTAAGAATCATTTCTATGCTGTTTATCCTGAGAAAGATTTTACAATGAAAAGTGTTTTGGAAAGATTTCAGTTTTTGGTTAGAAGGAAAGGAATCAAGGGAGTCTTGGTAGACCCCTTCAATCAGCTTGACCATGACTTTGGCTCGAAGAGTGAAGCAAACTATATTGCTGATGCTTTGAATAAAATAAGAAGGTTTACAAAGTCTCATGACCTCAAGTTTATTGTCGTTGCTCATCCTATCACAATGCGTAGTGCAACTGCTGGTAGCGGTGACAACGAGGTTCCTACCGCATATAGAATTGCTGGAGGAGCTAATTGGTTCAATAAAGCTGATAATATTATATGTGTTCACAGACCAAACCCAAAAGATTTTACAGATACTACAACAAACATACATGTACAAAAGATAAAGTTTCAAAAGTTAGTTGGTGTTCCTACTGGAGAGCCTGTTGTATTGAGATACCATAGGCCTTCAGGTAGGTTCACAAGCTTTACTGGAGAGTATCCAATTGATAAATACGTTAACCAACCCTCAGAGCAAGTTGAAATGCCTTGGGAATAAAACCACAATTATGGGAAATTATGATTTTGAAACAGACCTTAAAGAAGGTGAAGCTGGAGAGAAGATAGTTGCACTCTATCTAGTTATGCAAGGCCTTGAGTTTAGAGGTTACAACAAAGATTACAGATACGACTTAAGACATTACTCACCGTCAAAAGACCAAGAGTTATTGTTTGAAGTCAAGACAGATGACTACTGTACGGATGATAGTGATACTGGTAATATAGCTGTTGAGATAAAGTACAAGGGCAATCCTAGTGGTATATCTACAACTTACGCTCAATGGTTTGTATATTACTACAAACATATATCTAAAGATAACCTTTGGATGATACAGGTTGATAACTTGAAGTCTTTGATAAAAGAAAACATAAAAGATATAAAGTTTGTGAATGGTGGTGATAATAATGATTCATACATAGCTTTGATACCAAGAGATAAGTTTAAACATAAGTTTGGAATAGATACAATAGAAAAACATGAGATGGAAAAGGAAGAAAGGTACTAAGATAAAAAAAGTAATGCAAGATGGAATCAAGTTTGATTCAAAGCTTGAATTATATTTTTACAATCTATTAAAAAAAGAAAAGATTCCTTTCATATTTCAAGAAAAGTTTGTACTTTTGCAAAAGTTTAGATACAATGGTAGTGCTGTTAGAGAAATGACCTTGACTGTTGACTTCTCCATACCTCAGCATGACATGATTGTTGACACTAAAGGTTTCCAAAGGAACGATAACAAAATAAAATGGAAGCTGCTTAAGAGACACTTGTTGGACAACAATAGAGAGCCTTTAATATTAATGCCTAAAAACCAAAAACAATGTCAAGAAGTAATAACACTGATAAAAGCAATGAGTTCTGGGAAACAGATACAACTGGACAATATGTAATTGAAAAAATAAAATACATATTTAAATCTACGGAACTACATAAAGGTAGTAAAATAAAGCTAGACTATATTTTATCTGAATTAAAACTACTGAAAGAAACACTAGAAGTAATAGATATTTTAACTGAAAAACAAAATGAGAAAAAGAGAACCAAATAAAATTAAGTACGACACTAATAAATCTGTCAAATCAAAGATAGATAAGATATTACACGATTGTGTAATCATGTTTGCTAACCTAGGAACTAACACTCCTCTTGATGTTGGAACGAAAGAAGAGGCTAAGAGAATAGAAAAAGAAAAGCTAGAAAGCATAAAGGAAATAGATATAGATTTTTATAACGATAGATTATTATTAAGAGATGAGTAAATATAAAGAAAGCCCAATGCCTAATTATTACATAGGCAAATATTATGGATACGAAGCAAGGAAGGTATGTGAAGACTTTGAGCTTCCGTATCATATCGCAACCGCCACGACATATCTTTTGCGTTGTGAGCGTAAACATGGAGACCCAAGAGAGTGTATACAGAAAGCTATAAATCACCTTGAGTTTCAATTAGAGTATTTAAAAACAAAACAAGAACAAGATAAACCATTTTAACTATGCCTGGAATAAAAATGTCCACACTAGAATACATGAACACAAAAGCTAGAGTTCAATCAGAAGACACTAAAGTAACATTCCATAAGTGGGATGAGATAAAAGATGATGTAGACGAAACCGCTTTAAGTAATTGTCACTCAGCACCAATGATTTGGATAGGCCACTCAGATAAAAGAGAGGTTGGTGTTTGCTCTCATTGTAGAAAGCTAGCCTTTAACAAGAGCAAGATGCATAAAATATCTTATGACAACAAGTATCAAAACTTTAAAGTGAGAGATAAACATTTCTCAAGACTCAATCAACACGGTTATGTCAAGGGTATAAACACACAAAGAGATAAAGGTAGTTCTGTAAAGGGGGAATAATGACCCCCTTTTCTTTTATATACGGAATAATTTTCGTATATTTGTAACTAAAACCTTTATTATGGGATACCCTATTGTTTTTACAAAGAATGCTGCTGTAATAGTAGAGTCCGGAAGTGTATATGCTGTTCATATTGACACTGGGGTTACTGAATTTGTAGGTAATACTGGGCTATCTGACGCTAGGGATTTACATCATTACGAAGGCGGAAGGTGGTATTTCCTTGACAGGAGTGCGATTTACGTTTGGAATGAAAGCTCAGGCCCTTTAACTCCAGCAAACGTAAGCCTTCTATTTTCTGTAAAAATACCTGACCCTCAAGGACTTACATACGATTATAATCTTGATAGATTTGTAATTTCTTCAAACAATCAGCTTTATTATTATACTATAAATGGCTCTCCTGTTAACACGGTCACAGACCTAGATGATGATGCAAACGAGCAATTCAATAGTACTGGAGGTATAACTCCTTATTATCCTTCTAATGATGGTGATAGTTTTGAAACTTATTACGCTACAGGAAAATCGTTTGGTAACATAACGGATAGTTTAGTAAGAATCAGTGCATTAACTATTCCTACCAATCAAGCTGAAGAGGATAGTCAGTTTAATGTGTATAAACAAACAATACAGCATACTACAAATATACTTCCTCCTAACACTAGTATACATGCTATAACAAATTATTACAGGTCTATACAAGACTCTCATCAGTTGTATGTTTTTTGGAATAGAAATAATCAAGATACATTTACTGCTCCTCCAACCAATCAATATTTTTCTCGTGTAGATATAAATACAGGGATAGCTTCAGGTTCTTTGGCTCTAAATCCAGCTATCAAAGACGCTGTAATTAGAGGTGCTACCATGATAAGTGAAAGACCTATACTTGGTTGTACTGACCCCGATGCTAATAATTATAATCCAAACGCTACTGTAGATGATGGTTCTTGTGACTTCTCATCTGATGATGGAGGAACTGACCCAGTAGACCCGGTAGACCCAGTAGATACAGACCCATCAGACTGCAAGTCTCTTTTAATATTAAACACCGGTTGGGATTTTGATAAGAGCAGACCTATGAGAAATGGTCAGACTGATTCTAAATGGATGAAGGTAAAGTATGGCTCTGCGGCTAATAAAAATGCTGGGCACAATAGCCATGAGTATCACTCTCCTTATAAAAATATGGATGGTTTTGAGGATAAAACTGTAGATATTATGGGTGGTGCTGTTCATAGATGGCATGATGAAACAACTTACCCAGAACCCTATAGCACAACGGATGTAGCTGTTCCTTACATAAATAGTAATAATATTGTTTTTGAACCAGGAGGAGCTAACCCAAATCCAAATATAGACAGGTTAAAAAACATAAACCCTTTCGATAATACTGGTTTGGGTTATCACAGTTGGTATGACAACAGGTGGTATAATTATGTTCATGGTCAGGATGGAGGCTCTCCATCTTCTCCATTATCTTTCCCTGGAAACATGGACAACTTTGAGCCTTGTGAAGTAAAAATTATAATACAGATAACAGAAGGAACTCCAGAGGGTTCTGGACAGGCAAGTAAATATAGGGTTGGACTTAGAGATACTAATGGAGAAGACCACTTTTTTACTCATGAAACTTTTAATTTGCACGAGAGAATTTGCAATACATCTGTAGATTTAAGCACTTCACATTATAATTCTTTAAACGGCCTGTTTACTGTTATGGGTATCGTAGACCCTGACCATGAAAACGCACAATACTCTGGAGATTTTTCAGTTACATCTTCAAAACACACATTTGGCTCTACAGGCTCTAATAGCAAGTTCGGTCATGCTATTAGACCAACATTCTCTAGTATAGACGGACACCACACCGGAGACACATGGGTTATATCCGTTACAAAAGGATACTTGGGTGGTAAAAATAGACCAAAATCCCCCGGTACAAGTGTAGGGCCAGGCCCTTTTACTCATTGTTCTGATAACTATGATTTTTATTTAAGCTATCCAGCTACTAGAGACTACCCTTTTAACATAGGTACAGATAGTGGTGGTTATAATTATACTTATCTACCAGAAAAAAGACCAACTGTGTCTCATATTGGAAGGATAAGAATACAAAACACTTATCTTGTTTACGGTTACGCTTGTGGTCAATATAAAGGTGATTCTGTAACAATAAACAGTAAGAATGATGTGATGAGAAGGCTTGAGGATATTTACGAGGACTTTGAGCATGAGCACAGTGTTATTTTTAGAAACGCTCCAGCTGAGTTTACGTTGCCAGAAGGGGGTGAAGCGGTTCTTGGTGTATTTACAGATTGGAACGGAAACGCTATACAAAACGATTACGGTTACTTTCTTCCAAATATGTATACTGGGGCTGGAATGAATTACCAGTTTACTCATTTAGATGGAATATACAGACCTTTTCCTAATGATTTCTTCATGTCTGGTGGGAAAAAAAATCCCGCAAAAGACCCATTGTTTCATCAGACATACGGAAACTACGAAACAAGACAAATCAATTGTCCTCCAGGGTATAAATCAGATATTAATAGAGGTAGACCTGATTATTACGAAGCTACTGGCCAAACTTCTTTTTTACCTCACACTCCACCAGGATTTGGTATTAAACAAGATGACAATGTCCATTGTGCCTTTCCGCACTCTATGGTTGTTGGGCCTTTAAATAGCTTTTTACTTGGAGGTCAAACTAGTGCTAGTCACCTAACTGTTAATGGAGGTAAAGCTCAAATGAATGATGACCCTACACTTTTAAGACATAAGGTGCGTGCAGATGGTCAATATGATTTATTTCCTGTTATTCCAAATGAAATAGAAGCTGGCACGGCTGTTCCTGGAACAAATGATGTTGCTGGTGTAGAACGTGCAATATACGGAAGGTCTTATAGAAGAAAAGCTTTAGATTACGAAAGAAAGTTTAACATACCTGAAGGAGCTACCAATGTTACAGCTAAGTTGGTTTTCTCATCCTATGATAATGTAATGTTATTCTTGAATAAAGCTGGGAATGTAAACCTACCAGTAATTACAACTCATCAAGCACCTTGGTATCCAGATAAATATTATTACACGTGTGAATTATCAGATAATCAATCTATGGATGCTGTTATGATAGGAAGCACCTGTTATATGGAGGGTAGTGGAGATTATATAGTAAATCCAGCTAACCTATTTAAACACCCTGAAACAAACAGGGTTATAGGAAGAAATTACCCGTTGTATGAGGACTTTGCTGTAGACCCTTATTACGATGCAACAAACAATACTGTTTTAGACCACCCGACAATGTGGGATACATATCAGGGTGAGCAGAATAATACACACACTCCAAGTACTCATAGTCTAATGTATTGGTCTAAGGGAGGTTTCACTAATCTGGCTATGGCTGATATGCAAATAGCTCACTGGTCTGCTTGTAAAAATCACAGATACGAACCTATTCAGAATGTGTCTAAGATATATGGAGACCCTTTTAGAGGTGGTAATAGATGGAGAGATTTCAAAGCAAACGGATTTGGTCATAAAACTATCTCCGGTACTATAGCTACAAAACCAATTAGCGATATTTTAGAGGGAGTTGGACTAGGAGGAATCAGGCAGCATAAAAACTTCATGGCTGTAGAGATAGATGCTGGAGGTAAGTTTAAAGTTTTCTTAGATGGATATTATAAGTCTAACGGAGACCCTAAGTTTGTTTATTACACAGGGAATATAACTGGATGGGGTGATGCTGGAGAGTATTTATTAAGAGCTAGAAACACTCAAACATCTTACGGCCCTAGAAACAGATGGGCTGGATTGCCTACCGCTTTTTATACTAATGCGTTTGAAACCGCCCATATGTATTTAGATAGTGGAAACTTGTTTGATACAAATATGGGGGCTGGATTTGTTGTTAAAGGGTATGTTGAATATGACTGTGCAAATGTAAGAGGTGAAATAACCAGGATAGATGGAGAGCCTTTATTCTACAGCAAGCAAGAGGCTTTAGATAGAGCTAAAAAATTGGGTTGTGTAGGTTATCATACTCATAGATATGAAAACGTTATAGGATATATGGCTTGTCAAAGTCACTCAGTAGCCACTAAATAGTTATTAACAATATTTTGATAACACATTTTTAATTCTTACATTTGTTTAAGTCAATTTAATGTAGGATGAAAAAAGTAGAATACAGACCAAGGTTAAGTCAGATAGAGATGGACTTAATATCTAACCACAGGATGTCTAATAATGTGGGTATCATTGGTGACACTCATGAACCATTCTGTCACAAAAACTATAGAAATTTTTGCTACGAAGTCTTTGATAGATTTGCTTGCGGCAACATAATTCATATTGGTGATGAAGTAGATAATGCAGCACTATCTTACCACGAGAAGATGGCTGAGATGCCTAACGCAGAAAGCGAAGCAGAAAAAGCTCAGAAAGCTATGGAGAAGTGGTACGCTACATTTCCAGAAGTTAAAGTATGCGTAGGGAATCACTCAGCATTACCATATCGCCAAGCCACTACAGCTGGAATACCTAAAAGATTTATGAAGTCCTACGAAGAGATATGGAACGCTCCAAAAGGCTGGAAGTGGGAAATGGAATGGGAAATAGATAATGTTCTGTATACACACGGAACAGGCTCTGCTGGACAGAATGGAGCAAGAAACAGAGCTATAGCTAACAGACAGTCTACTGTAATAGGACATCTACATTCATTTGGAGGTGTATCTTACATGGCTTCTAGAAATGATATTATATTCGGCTTAAATGTCGGTTGTGGAATATCTGTAGACCATATGGCTTTTTCATATGGCAAGGTGTTCCCAAAGAAACCAACACTCGGATGTGGTGTTGTATTGGATGGAGGTCGAACAGCGATATTCATACCAATGAATCTAGGTAGTAAATATGAATGGAATAAATAAATTATTATGTCAGAAATTAACCCAGCAATAACAGATTTAAGAGATAGACAAGCGTCAGAAGTTAAGAAAACTATACGTGCAGAGTCTATGAGAATGGCATTAGCTTTTTTACCAAAAGATGGTGATGCATCTGTAGAAGAAGCTTTAAATTATGCTAAGAGGATTTATGATTATGTAGAGTATGGAAGCGTTCCTCCTCTACCTAAAAACAAAAAGTAAATTGAAAAATCTTCTTTTAGCATTACTTTTCCTTACTGTATTGACTATGGGCTATTTATATAGCCAGGAAAAAGGGGTGTCTGCTAGGAGGGCTAATATGATAGCTCTCCAGCAAGACTCCATCAATATACAAAGGAAAGCTTTTGTAGTTAACAAAGATTTACTGAAAGAACTGAAGAAAGAAAATGAAGAGTTAAAGGAGGCCACTAAAGACTTCAAGAATGTTGAATCTTACACTAAGGTTAAGACTATTACTAAAATTGATACTGTTACCGTTTACTTTGGTGATGATATTCCTGATTTTGGTATTCTCGATGTTAATATTGACTCCTCTCTTTTTTCTCTCTCTGCTGTCGTTAGCAATAAGGCGTTCACGCTCAAGTCGTTAGAAATCCCGAATCAATCACAAATAATTGTAGGGGATAAGAAGATTAAAGGGTGGACAGGTATAACTAAAGGTACTGAGTATCAGATAAATATAATAAATTCAAATCCACTAGTGTCTAACATAGATATGCAAACCTACACTATAAGAGAAGAAAAGAAGTGGTATGAGACTAGAGGTTTCGCTGCTGGCGTAGGATTAGTAGGAGGATTAATACTTTTTAAATAATGTCAAAGAAAACACCAAACATATTCAAGATGGCTATGACGTTTATCGTTGAAGTCTTCAAGTTTGCTAAAACAGGAGCTGAAATAACAGA